AGCAAATATCATGGTTTAAGTTCTGCCCAGCCGATTGGATGATGGGCCGAATATCCCGCCAACCCGCCGAAGTGCAGGTGGCCTTCATCCGACTCTGCTGCGTCTATTGGAACGCAGAATGCGAGATGTCAACCGACCACGCCGAACTGGAAGCCGATGGGCATCTTGAACGGTTACTCCAAACCCGACTGGTAGAATCCAACGGGCCGTCGGTGTTCATCAAGTTCCTTGACATCCAATGGGAGGAAGCCAACCTGCATCGGACCAAGATGTCCCAAGCGGGCAAGCGGAGTGCCGAAAGGAGGTCAGCAAAGGTTGAAGAAAATTCAACCAAGGTTGAACCTATGTTGAACCTACCTTCAACTAAGGTTGAACCTATGTTCAATAGAGAAGAGAAGAGAAGAGAAGAGAAGAAGAGAGGAGAAAGTGGTTGTGTCCTTTTTGACCAATTTTGGGCCTTGTACCCAAGGAAGACATCCAAGCAGGCCGCATCCAAAGCCTTTGCCAAACTCAAGGACGAGGACCAGCAGAAGGCCATCGCAAACATCGGACGGCTCTACTCCGAAACTCCCATCCAGTTCGTACCCCACGCAGCGACCTACATCAACCAAGCCCGATGGGAGGACCAAGTAATCCCCCGAACCGCTACCTTCAACCCACTAAACCAAACCGATGACGAACCCCTACCATCTTACCGCTGAACGCAGGCTCCTGTCCTGCCTCATGGACCAGTTTGTCAACCGAGCGGTCCTCCTCCTGCAAATTCCAGAGCGGTTGTTTACAGGAAACCATGTCCTTGTTTACAGGGCCATTGAAGCCCTGCATCGAGCGGAGCGACCCGTTGACCTGGTAGCCGTTCACAAATACCTCATCGACAACGGTCAAGCCCATGTGATAGCCGACTTTGTGGACATACTGGACGGGAACACCCTGACCTCCGATTGGAAGGTGTACGCCTCCGACCTCAACGAGGCTTGGAAGCAGCGGGAAGAACAACGCATCATGGATGAACTCGCCCATGACCGTGACATACCCAAAGCCTTTGCCAGGTACCAGTCCATGCAAGCGATTGAAACCAACGCCTCGGAAACCACCGCCCACGAACTCGCCAAGGCGTTTCTCCTAAACATGAATGAGGTAAGGGAAGGCAGGCGCAAGGATTCCATCTTCCCGACTTACATCAGCCCAATGGACCGAATGCTCACGGGGTTCAAGCTTACCGAGTTCATCCTCTTGGGCGGCAGGCCTGCAATGGGCAAGACCCTCTTGGCTTTGCAGATAGCCATGAACCAAGCCATGGCCGATATCCCCGTAGTATTCTTCACGCTGGAAATGTCAGCGGAGCAACTGACCCAGCGGATGCTATCCAACCTCGCCACCATGGACGGGGCGGCATTCCTTAACCCGACAGAGCGAATCAGCACCAAGGACTTCATGGACCTCGGACAAAAAGCGGACCTTCTAAAATCCAAGCCGCTCTACATCGTGGACCTGCACCAAGCCAACCTTGACCGCATCGAAGGGGAAATTGCCAAACTGAAAACCAAGTACGGGATTTGCGGATTTTACTTGGACTACCTCCAACTCGTAGAGCCAACAAAAATTGACAAGGCCAAGCCGAAAATTGAACAGATGACAAACATATCCAAGACCCTCAAAGCCATTTGCAAGAGGCAGAAGGTGTTTGGGGTCGTGGTTTCCTCCCTATCCCGTGCGACGGAAGGAAGGAGCGACCATCGCCCGATAATGTCCGACCTTCGGGAAACGGGGCAGTTGGAGTTTGACGCAGATAAAATCGGTTTTGTTTACCGCCCCTATGAGCATGACAAAAGCCAGCCATCGGACCTTATGGAGGTCATCGTCCGCAAGAACCGCAATGGCTCGCTTGGAATTGCCGAGGTCCAATGCCATCTTCCCTACACCAAAGCCAACGAATACCCACCCCACTCCCTATGATGGAAGAATACAACCTCCAAGCAGCCTGCGTCAAGTTGTTTGCTTTGATGCGACCCAACGAGCAGGGTCTGCTATTCCTGAACCTCAACAACCCCCGTTCCCGCTCCAACGGTTTCTTCCTAAAGGGTATCGGGCTGATCGCTGGGGTTGCTGACATGACCTACCTATCACCCAAGGGGGCGGTGTTCCTTGAATTTAAAACCCCCAAGGGCAAGCAGTCCCTATCCCAAAAGTGGTGGCAGGGGGTCGTTCAGGATGCAGGGTACAGGTACGAGATAATCCGAAGCGTGGAAGATTTCCAACGAGTGTTGGCTGAATGTGGCTAAGTTGTGAATATCTTTGACCCATGCACCGCATACTGCTCCTATTCCTCCTGACCTCCTGCACCAACGACCGCCCGTGGAGGGTGATTGAGGTGCGGCCCAAGGGTAACGCCTGCGAGTATGTGCTATCACGAAGCAACGGATTCGGGCCGCAGATAAAAAACAAGACCGCACCATGCGGGAAGTATCGATTATTCCAAACCATAAAGCCATGACACCAAAAGAAAAAGCCGATGAACTAATAGACAAAATGTACTATATTGGTAGGTACGATGACAAAGAGGACTATAATCCTGCTATGGCTTGGGAGAGAGCCAAACAATGTGCTTTAATAGCAGTTGATGAAATAATCAATCATCATTCACAAGAACAAGGATTGTATAGAATTGATACATATTATTGGAAACAAGTCAAGTCGGAGTTGCAGTCTTTGTAAGGTTGCGTATAACTCGCATATTTGTCTAACCCCCCAACCCCCAACCCCTAACCCATGAAACCAACCCCCACCGATTTCCGCCGCTGGCAAATCCACATCCGCAAGGAGTGCGTGAATTGCTCTTGCCCCGACCGCTCCGAAACCATCAAGGCTTGGTCCGTGAACTGGACCCTGCTTGGTCGCATCCTTCAAGCCAAAAACGCCTAAGCCATGCCCTGGATACGACCCCAAGACCAAATGCCCAAGGAGGGCGAACCCGTGCTGATTACCGATGTGGAAGGAATGCAAGTCGTGGCTTGGTTTAATTACGAATATGATAAGTGGTACTGCGAGGAACACTCTTGGTTTACAAGCGAAGTCCTTTATTGGATGCCTATCCCCGAAATCGTTTAAGCCATGACTCCCGCCCTCATCCACCACCTCGTTGACACCACCGCCGCAATCTTCGGCATCACGCCCGACCAGGTGCGGTCCGCAAGCAGGGAACGGCCCTGCGTCATCGCCCGAAACATCGTGGCCGACATCGCCTACAACGAATATCTGTTCACCTTCATGGCCATCGGCAAGGAGTTAAACCGCCACTATAGTACGATAATCATCAACTTGGAATCCTTCCACAACGACTGCAAGGCCAAGCCTCAACTCCGCTACCTACGGAGGCAAGTTTTCAACAATGCACAGGAGTACTTGCAGACCGCTGAGGGGGCTTACATAACTGATACTCTGCAACTTCCGAAGCAAGAGTAGGGCTAAATCGCCTACCTACCTTGGGGGGGGTGCTTAACTGCATCCCCCTTTTTTTTGCAATCTTTGTGCATGCAGTCAGCCGACCAAGTCATACTGGACCTTTACCGCACGGGCGAAATCCGAAAAGCCTGCCTCACCATCACAGGCGGCGACCCGCTTTGGAGGGACTTGGAGCAGGAGTGCGTCCTCATCCTGCTGGAGAAAGACCCCGCCAAAATCCTGCAAATCCAATCGCAGGGCTACTTCAAATTCTATGTGGTTCGGTTGCTGCTGAACCTTTACAGGGGTAAGAACAACCAGTTTGCCCAAAAGTACCGCCATCACGACTTGCTTGAAGAACTCAACCCCGATGCCCCCATATCCCAAGCCGAGTACGATTCGCTGATGGATGACCTTTGGGCCATTGCCGAGGCGGAAATGGACACATGGGCCAAGGACGGGGCGTTCCCGTATGACAAGGAACTGCTGAAATTGCACCTGCGGACGGGGAACATGAAGAAACTTTCAAGGGACACGGGCATACCGTATCGTTCCATCATTTATTCCATTGACCAAGCCAAGGCCAAAATAAAGGCCGCAATACAAGCACATGGACACGCTGATATTTCCGCTGCTGATTAGCAGTTTGACCGCCCTTGCAATCGCTGAGTATCATGTCCTCCCGCAGGTCTGGTACAAGACCTGGTTCGCCAAGCACAAGCCGTTCTCCTGCGTCACCTGCCTCACATTTTGGGTTGCGGTGGCCCTGACCCTGCCCACCTGCGGTTGGGTTCTCGCTCCTGTTTACGGCCTCGCATCGGCAGGGCTGACCGTTGTCATCCTGCAACTCACCAACCGATGACCCACCAACTGCACCACGGCGACTGCCTTGAAGTGTTGCGGTCCATGCGCGATTGCAGCGTGGATTCAATCGTTACCGACCCGCCCTATGGCTTGTCATTCATGGGCAAGAAGTGGGACTACGATGTGCCAAGCGTTGATGTATGGGTGGAGTGCCTTCGGGTCTTGAAGCCTGGGGGTCATCTGCTGGCCTTTGCGGGGACGAGGACGCAGCACCGCATGGCGGTAAGGATTGAGGATGCGGGCTTTGAGATTCGGGATATGATTGCGTGGGTGTACGGGTCGGGGTTTCCGAAGTCGTTGGATGTGAGCAAGGCGATTGATAAGAGGGACGCAGCAGAAGAACAACAAGCGAGGCGATATAGGTTTACGGAGTGGGTTCGTTCTACGGGGATAACCTCCAAACAAATTGACGAAGCGACTGGAACCAACATGGGCGGACATTATACAACCGCAGCAAGTCAGCCCGCTATTATGACCCGTGAGCACCTGGAGGCGTGTCGTCATTTGCTTGGCGAAGTTCCCGAATGGGTGGAGAAAGAGGCAGACATTCGCAGCGTTGAAAGCAAGAATTTTGCCGAGCGGGAGGTGGTGGGGAAGCGTGTCGGGGTTGACACAACCAAGCAAAGCATCGCTTGCGCTGTTTCGGCACAGGGTTTGGAGCAATCCACAAAGCACGAATTTAACATCACCGCCCCCGCCACCGATGCCGCAAAGCAATGGCAAGGCTGGGGGACTGCCCTAAAGCCTGCCTTGGAGCCGATAACCGTGGCCCGCAAGCCGCTGGTCGGAACGGTGGCCGAGAATGTCCTGCAACACGGGACGGGGGCGATTAATGTGGATGGGGGAAGGGTGGGAGGTGGCCGCTGGCCCGCCAACTTCATCCACGATGGAAGCGAGGAAGCCACCGACCTGCTAAAAGATTCGGCCCGCTTCTTCTACTGCGCCAAGGCGAGCAAAGCGGATAGGGGCGAAAACCACCACCCCACCGTCAAGCCTACCGACCTCATGCGCTACCTATGCCGCCTCGTTACCCCGCCCAACGGAATCGTCCTGGACCCATTCAACGGGTCAGGGTCCACGGGATGCGCTGCGGTCTTGGAGGGCTTCCAATACATCGGGATTGAACGAGAGGCGGAGTACATCGCCATATCCGAGAAACGCATTCAGGCACGCTCTAAACAAGTGCAGGAGCAACCCAAGCAACTGACCCTTCTATGACCCAAGACGAGTACCTACTTGCAGCCAAGCATCGCCATTATTGGGAGCAATATCAAGCCGCCCTGTTCATGAGGTTATCCCCGGAAGCCGTCCACGATTTGCAGACCATCCTTGTCGCACACGGCAGACCGAATACAAATTGGTGGTGCGCTGACTGCGTAAAATCGGCCCTTCAATACATTTACCAAGAGGCGGACCTATTCGCCGAAGCCAACCACCACACCGTTACTCATGCCATCAACAACCCCAATCCGTGAACAGTTTGAAACATATGCCGACTACGGCGAAGGTGTCCGCAACAACGCCAAGCGGGGTATTGAACTCAACGAGAGGAACGGCAACAAGTGCGCCACGCAGACGGGTAAGGTCAGGGCGCAGCAACTCGCCAACGGTGAGGGTGTTTCCCTTGCAACGGTTAAACGCATGCACTCCTATCTATCCCGTGCCGAAACCTACTACGACAACGCTGACTCTACCAGCGATTGCGGCTACATATCCTACCTCCTTTGGGGTGGCAAAGCGGCCCTTGGGTGGTCACGGAACAAACTACGGGAACTTGGCGAACTCGACTAAAGCGTCCAACGATGAAGCGCAGGTCCAAGCCCGCATGGATTCGCTGATGATGGTCATCACGACCCTGTGCGACTGCATTGGTGCGGTGGAGGAATCCAACTCCCCGAACGCCTTTGCGGTCAAGATGAAGATAGTGGACAAGATTGATTCGCTCATAGACAAAATAGAATACTGATGGGAGCAGGCAGGCCACGGACATTTGCGACCCCTCAAGACCTTTGGGATGAGTTTACCGAATACTGCGACAAAACCAAGGAGCGGCCCATCATCGTAAAGGATTGGGTAGGGCCAAAGGCTATCGAGGTTTACAGGGAGAAGGAAGCCCCGCTGACCATGGAGGGGTTTAGGTTGCATCTTTGGGATAAGGGTATTGCTGATGGAGGAAAGGAGTATTTTCTTAATCGCACAGGAGCATATCAAGAATTTACCACGGTCTGCTCACGCATAAAGGAATCCATCCGAGCCGACCAAATCAAGGGAGGAATGGCTGGCATCTACAACCCCTCCATCACGCAGCGGTTGAACGGCTTGGTCGAAAAGCAGGAAACGAGCATCACGATAGAGCAGCCGTTGTTCGGCGATGGAGTTTAAGTACACGACCGCCATCAAGAAGATTCGGGCAATGAAGGCCCGAAAGAAAGTCATCCAGGGCGGGACATCTGCATCCAAAACCTTCGGCATCCTTGCGGTCCTGATTGACCACGCCGCTCGTCATCCCAAGTCGGAGATTTCGGTAGTATCAGAATCCGTCCCTCACCTACGCAGGGGTGCGATTAAGGACTTCGCCAAGATTATGCAATGGACGCACAGGTGGGTTCCTGACCGCTGGAACAAGACCCTCCTGCAATACAACTTCGCCAACGGTTCCACGATTGAGTTTTTTTCCGCTGATTCCGAGGCACGGCTCCGAGGTGCAAGGAGGCAGATTCTCTACATCAACGAGGCCAACAATATTGACTTTGACTCCTACTACCAGTTGGCCATCCGTACAAGTCAGGAGATTTACATTGACTTCAACCCCACGCATGAGTTTTGGGCGCACACGGAAGTCCTTCCCGAAACGGATGCAGAGTTCCTCATCCTTACCTACCAGGACAACGAAGCCCTGCCCGATACTATTCGGAATGATATTGAGTTAAACCGAACCAAGGCCGAAACGAGTGCTTATTGGGCCAACTGGTGGAAGGTGTACGGGTTGGGGCAGGTTGGAACGCTCCAAGGTGCGATATACGGCGATTACACGGTGGTTGAGGGTATTGACCCATCCACGATGAAATTCGTCGCCTACGGGCTTGACTGGGGGTTCAGCGCAGACCCTACGGCCTTGGTTGCCGTGTACCGCAGGGGGGACGACTTGTTCGTTCACGAACTGCTCTACCACCGAGGGCTTACCAATAGCGACATCGCCACCCGCTTAAAAGAGTTCGGCATCACACGGGCTTGGGAGATTGTGGCCGATTCAGCAGAGCCCAAGAGCATTGAGGAAATCTATCGCTTGGGGTTCAACATCAAGCCCGCATCCAAGGGACCCGATTCTGTCAGACAGGGGATAGATGTGGTCAAGCGGTTCAACCTTCATGTGACCAAGGATTCAGTCAACCTCATCAAAGAACTGCGGTCCTACACTTGGGCGACCGACAAGGACGGCAAGGACACGGGAGTGCCGATAGATTCGTACAACCACGCCTGCGATGCCTTGCGCTATGTTGCCCTCAACAAATTGGCCGTGAGCAATTCGGGGAAGTACTTGGTGGTGTAACTTTACCCCATGAACCTTGAATCTATCCTTGACCTCGCCCTCGCCATCGGTCGGGTCGTGCTGGCCTTGGTCTTTATCGGCTGCATCTTAACCCTCCTACTGACCCAATGAAACTCATCCACTACTACCACATCTACTGCGGAGGCGGCGGCCAATGGCAACTCATCATGCACCAGCACATGATGGCCCTGTGCAACTATGGCTTGATAGAACGGTTGGACGAGATTCGGGTTGGCATCGTTGGTCCACCAGAGCAGCGAAAGGCGGTGAAGGAAATCCTCGACAACTCGCTCGTCGCCCCAAAAATCAAGGTGGTCGTCACCCGCACGAATGCTTGGGAGCAGGCCACGCTGACCGAGATGTACAAGGCAAGCCAAAACGAGGATGCCGCCTACCTCTACGGGCATACCAAGGGGTCCGCAAATCCTTCCTTGGTCGCTCAACTATGGGGACGCAGCATGATATTCTTTACCATCGTGGCTTGGGAGAAAGCCCTTGCTGAACTGGAGAAAGTGGATGCGGTTGGATGCCATTGGCTCACCACCGAGCAGTT